CAAGGTGGTAACTTCGGACTCTCCCTCAGGTCAGTTGTTTAGGCTGGCCCGACCACTCCCTAAAGGGGTGATCTCCACCCAAGTTTCATGCTAGACGACTTGGGACGTCCAGAACGGTCTAAGTGATCGCTCGCGACAATGGGGGTTAACCCAAAGGAAGAGAGACGCGGTCCCGCGAGGTTCCGCGTATCTTCAGTGTCGGGTTGACGCCAGGGAATCGAATCCCTTAAACTAGCGTCAGAGTCCAACTTGAGCAGGCACTTAAGTAGGGCACCAGCCCCCTCCAAGGGATCCTTGGGGGGTTTGGCCTTCACTACATAGCCTTTGACTAAAGGGCTATGAAGGCGTGGGTGCATTCTCTGGGTTTCGAAGCCCAGAAAACTCACCCTGCCCAACACCGAGGCAGATGGCAAAACGACGGGGAAGTTGCCGTCAAGCAACTTCTTGCAACCGTCGTCAAGCCACGCACAGGTCTTCCAGTAACCACTCAAATAGAGTTGATTACGAAGAGAGACCAGTGATTCTACCTTGGTCACGTCCTGCCGTCGTGCAGGGAATTCTTGCCGGACACGGACAATGCTAACGTCCTGCCCATTAAAGTACTCCTTGCCACAAGACTCTCTGAACTTGCCAGTCCAGAAAGACTTGCTCGTCCCTACTCGAGCACCGAAATGCTCAAGCATACGAACGACGGAGGTCACATGATCCACAGGAACGATGAGATCGTCCCCGTAGACACGCACCGAGCCAACGAAGCCATGTAGGTTCCGTCGGTAAAGGGGCTTGTTAAGCGATCTCTGAATCCCCATGAAGATCAATGTTGTGAAAACCATCGCTTCAATAGGGAAGCAAAGTGCTGAACCCATAGACGCGTATTTGGCTAACCGGATCACTCCGTGGCCATCTACGACAGCCCGTCTCGATCGAGTCGCATCGACAGCCGCACCAAGGTGCGGGTACCGACGCAGCATCGAACGCACAAGCTGATTGGAAACTCTATCGGAAGCATCACTCAGATCGAGTGTTGCGGTTCGTTGATCAAGCGAACCTTGACAAGCTAACTCCTGGTTAGGAGTCTGATCGTCAAAACCGATAACCTTTGGTAGGAAGTCATCCTTACCAAAGTGCTCGAGAAAACTGCGAAGAATCCCCTGTTGCATATACTGCATACAGGTGGGTTCCATAGCAATAACTCGGGGAGTTTTCAACGTTTTAGGAACCAAGACAACCTTGACAGGCGTCTCGGAACCGGGTTCGTCGAATTGGATCCCTTCCAAAAGGCCATGATACCGCCAATTAGGAAGAAGATTCTCGCCAGCTGTTAGGCCGGCTTGTTCGAGACGTGTGGTCCAAGACTGCAAGCGGAACTTTCCATTGCTGGAAAGCCCATCCGCAGTAGATCCAGGACCATGCTTCGGAACAATCCTTCCATAATAGATATCTCTATCCATCTGGGTAAAGATGCGCCGATACAGCAAGTTTGACATATGCTCAAAGTCCCTGAGATCACTCTCAGAGACCCGGCTATCAAACTCACGCAATTCGAGCTCACACTTGAGATAGTTGCGCAGGGCCTTCCTCTGGCGTGCTGGGGAGCACTCCAAAGTCATCTTACCACACATCAGCGTTAGCTGACGGATGGCTCGAATGGAATCCACGCAAGGATCCTCAAGTAACAAGCCACTACTCTGGTCGAACACACGACTGAAGAAACCTCCTAGGAATAGGGGGAGACTTCCCCCACGTTCACAAGTGAACGCGGGGTGGTTAGTCACACGACCTTGGTCCAACCAGCTTTGGGCCGATTTTCCCAGGTC